CTTACCCCATATGTCAAGACCCCAAAACGTGAACGTAAGTACGATGAGCATAATTATCTTATGACGCTCTTCGAGTACTACACCCCGCCTTTTGAATTTAAAAGTGCGGGCACGGATTGGCGTTGGGCAACTGGGAATTCAGCCTGCGGTATGGACGGAGAAGCGTGGCCGGGACACCTGCCATTTCCTGCTAACGCCGAACTTAAATTGATCGGCAAACTTCGCAAGAAGTTAGTAGGAGACTTCGACGCCGGAATGTTCCTCGCTGAGTCCGAACAATCACTCCGAATGATTGCCAATGCGGCGATCAGAATCGGTGGTGCCTATCGGGCGGCCCGGAAGGGCCAGTGGCAACGTGCTGAAAATATCCTAACCAAAGGGCGTGACTTTAAACGTCGGAATAACAAACCGACGAATTGGAACGACCCTGCAGTTCGCGACCGCAGAAATGCGTTAGCGGCCAACTGGCTTGAACTCCAGTATGGTTGGATGCCACTTTACGAAGATGCCTACAACGGCGCTGAACAACTCGCGAGAGTTCTCAACGACCCAGTAGCCAGGACCGTCAAAACCTCTGTACTCGTTAGCGATGGTACACCTTGGACGACTTCAAACCCTCCCACGACCTACTTTCTTTCTTGTAGGCGGGAGGCTCGAAAGAGTCTAAAAGCGATCATCACCGAGCAGAATATTCCGCTGTTGACCGGGTTAGCTAACCCGGCGACTATAGCGTGGGAGGTTACTCCTTTCAGTTTTGTTGTGGATTGGTTTATTCCGATATCACAATATCTGGAAGCGAGAGGTACTGCACTCGCCGTGACAGGGACGTTTGTTTATTCCCTGTGGCAAACATCCGAAGCTAAAGGTCTCGGTATCACTGGAGCCCGCGAAATCCGCGGGACGTCCGGATCGTTCTGGCGCCATAAGCGTCTCGAACGTACCGTAACAACGACCCTAAACGTGCCGCTTCCCCGCTTTAAGCCCTTAAAAAAGGCTGCGAGTTGGATGCACACTTTGAATGCTCTTGCCCTGCTTAATAAGTAGTAAAACTCCTCTCTGGGCAATCAAGCCCCGCTCTAGGATTCACACCCTGAGTGTTACCACAAGGTGAAAATCATGTCGCAAATTGCGAATATCACAGTCTTTGACGGTGCTCCAACGCCCGTCGTCCACACCCTCAAAGCAATCGAGGTTACGAAGGAAAAGGGCATCGTCCGCGCGCTTTGGCGTGAGGAAAATGCTTCCGTTCCTGTCTACGCACAAATTCGTGCTACGACTACCCTTGAACGCTTGAAATCAGGTGTGTACAAGACTGAAGCCCGTGTTGCTGTTCCAGTGATGGAATCCGTGTCCGGCCAGAACGCTGCGGGTTATACCGCCGCGCCTAAGGTCGCCTACGAAGACACTTTTGTTGCGATTGGGTTCACTCACGAGCGATCGACTATCGCCGGCCGTAGGCTGGCGCGTCAAATCCTTGTGAACTTGCTCGGGAACGTCTCTACTACTGTTGCAGCCGCCACAAGCGGTCCTGTGCCAGAACTTATGGACAATCTCGTCGCACCCACGTAATTTTCGCAGCCCTCAGCGCACAATCTCGTGCGTCGTTGTACCAGCTAAATCTCGATAGGAGTGATGAAATGCCGAATCAATTAACGGCCTGGGACCAAGTGTACTCAACGGAGGACACGAATGAGATCCTTACGGAACTCGCGCTTGTTCATCTCGACGAAGTCTTGTCGAAAGCAGATAGGGAATGGATCCGCGGCCATGTTTGTCGCGGTGACTATAACTATTTGTGTCACCTTGATCTTGATTATGAACGGTTATCCAACCCGCTTGATGTTTACGCCATAAGGCAAGTACTCGCTTTCTTTCAAAAGAGAGCCGACCTTGATCTAGGCATCAACAAGCGTGCGGTAGCCTTCGCAAAGTTTGAGGAGTCCGAGGAGATCTGTCGGTTGACAAATCGCACATTCGAACTCTGGGAGCAGGGTCGGTATCAATTCCGTCCCTACGTTGAGCAGGTACTTCACCTGGCTCAGCGGAAAATCTCCTCGATGTTAGGAAGTGCGCCTAAGCTGGCCGACCTGAAAATCCGATTCGGACCAGGCGCAACAACCGAAGTAAAAAGAAAGAATGCCAACGCTCGCGTAAAACTTAACGCGGGTTGGCAGTGTAGCGAAGAACTCGTACCCTTTCTCCCGTACATCCTCCAGGAAACTCCTGTTTGGGTGGATGCGCTTTCAGTCCCCAGAAATGCGGACTTACAGTGTATCACTCGGGATTCCGGGACTTCCTCATGCGGTTTCTACGAACTAACTGACGAACAACTAATGTCAGATAAATTCGAAGATATACGCGATAATTATGAGGAGGGCCTTGAAACATCACGGGGTATTGAGTTGGTTGAGGAACCACCAGTCTACGTCGACGTTAAAATTGTCGACGCAAAGCTGGTCTTCGTGCCAAAGTCTGCAAAGACTGATAGGTCTATTGGCGTCGAGCCGTCTGTGAACAGTATGTTCCAGTTAGGCATCGGTAGCTATATGGCCGAACGTCTTGCCGCAGGAGGTGTCGATCTACGCGACCAGTCAAAGAATCAACGGCTGGCACGGCATGGATCGTTAACCGGGGCTTTAGCAACCCTGGACCTAAGTAGTGCTTCGGATACGGTGGCGACAGGTTTAGTCGCCCATCTCCTCCCACCTGAGTGGTTTGATCTCCTTGCAATGTTCCGCACAGGAGTGATGAGCTATGAAGGGAAGCGTATTCACCTCGAGAAATTCTCCTCGATGGGAAATGGGTATACATTCCCACTAGAGTCCTTGATTTTCTGGGCTCTAGCCTCATCTGTGGTTGAACTGAGTTCGAAAACCGACTATTTTGTCAGCGTGTACGGGGATGATATTATCATCCCGTCTGAGTGCTTTACAGCACTCGCCAGCGTCTTAAATGATGTTGGTTTCGTTGTCAATCGGTCAAAATCGTTCTCGACCGGGCCTTTCCGTGAATCCTGTGGAAAGGACTACTTCAATGGTATTGATATCAGACCTTGTTACATTAAAGGTCCCCTTTCTGGTGAAAGCCTTTTTGTGCTGCACAATTATTACGTGCGCACATGGCAGCCAGACCTCGCAGCAATTGTCCTCTCTTACATCCATCCGGTCCTTAGAAAATTCGGACCAGACGGGTATGGAGACGGTCACCTTCTTGGTGATTGGACGCGAGTGCCGCATGGTAGGAACTGTGGATGGGGCGGTTATGTATTTGAGACTTTCACGTGGAAACCTAAACGCGTCTTTAAAACGACGCTCCCAGGAGACCGCGTGTTACCCACCTATTCCATATATTCATCTCCTCCACAAGGGGGGAAGGAAATATGGGTACCTGATGATCTTCGACTTTCCGACCCGGAATTCTGGGGTCCCATGCGGGACAGTAACACGGTTAGCCGATACTGCTATGATCGCAGGGGTAGGCTTGGCACAACAGTGCCAGGGTCAGTAGGATACAAACTACTGAGAATCTACACACTCACTAAGTAGTTCCAAAACTTAGTGCCGCAAGGCTGGTTAGGGGGAAATTCCCCTTTATAAAGGTCG